GTGCCCAAACACCGCCACCCATATTGACACGCTTATGTCAGATGGCGCACCGCCTAAATACTTTGCTCAGATGCAATGGCAGATGGCATGTACTGGCCGGGCGTGGTGTGACTTTGTGTCATTTGACCCTCGGATGCCAGAAGAGATGCAGTTGTTTGTTGCCCGTGTCGAGCGGGACGACGCATGGATCACTATGGCTGAAGAGGCTGTTCAGGAGTTCCTGTCTGAACTTAACGAAAAAGTTAAATCCCTAAAGGAGAAGTATGATGGCATATGAGCAGCGCGATAATTCTGGTTCCATGTTTAAGAACGACCGGAAGGCGAGCGACAAGCACGCTGACATGAATGGCTCTGCCATGATTGAGGGTCAGGAATACTGGGTGAACGCTTGGCGCAAGGTAGATAAGAACGGAAACCCTTGGTACTCATTCTCCTTTAAGAAGAAAGAGCCCCGCCAAGACGCTGCTCCGTCTCGCGCCCCGGTTTCCGACGATGAGATTCCCTTTTGAACATGGACACAAATCTCCCTCTCTCAGAGCAGTTTCGTGTCATCGCCAAAAAGTGGGTTGATGCGGACGCCGCCGCCTCCATGCTGGAAGAAAGCAAGTCCAGCTTCCTTGCGCAGTTGATGGCTGGTCAGGGAGATATGCCGGTCAGTCGCGCTGAGATGAACGTCAAGGCGTCTCAGGATTGGCGCGACTATATCAAGAGCATGGTGGAGTCGCGGGAAAAGGCGTCTCTACTCAAGGTACAACTTGAATATATCAGGATGAGATTCCACGAATGGCAATCGCATGAGGCCACCAAGCGTGCGGAGATGAAGCTATGATTGATGATCGTTTGAAAGAAGAGATCAACGATATGCTTGAAAACATGCAGCATGTTAAGGAAACATTAGAGGTATGCGAGCGCGTAACAAAAATTTTAAATGGCGTAACGGCTAGTATCGCAATCCCTGCCACGGGTGTAGTGATGGCAAAAGTTCTTTTTGGGTGCTGTGAAAGCAAACAGGAAGCCCTCGCTACGCTATCTATAAATATGAGCAAGACATATGAAATGATTATGATGCTTTACGACAACGTAGAGGAAGAAGCTGAGGACGCTTCAATCCAATGAAACGAGTACGCATCACGACAAAGATGCGGGCTGACATTTTCATGCGGCACGGGGGCGTCTGCCATCTGTGCAGCATGAAGGTGATCCCCGGCGAGGATTGGGACGTTAGCCATGAGATTCCCTTGGAGGCAGGTGGTGCTGACGATGCTAGTAATTGGCTGGTTGCCCATCGTAAGTGCCATAGGACTCATACTGCTACTGTGGATGCTCCCTTGATCGCGCGAGTTAAACGTATTCACCAACGCCACATCGGCGCAAAGAAGTCCAAGTCTCCATTGCCGGGTGGTCGCCACTCAAAATGGAAGAAGAAGATGGATGGAACAGTTGTCAGGCGTGATTAGCAAAGTTGAGAAGCACGCTGCTTTTCTCAGGAGATTATATGGCTCAAGTTTTGGCGTCTTCGTTGTCGCCGCTTGGCTGCGCAGTCTCAAGAGAACCGTAACTATACATCCCATTGACGCCGCGCCTTTTGGCGAGGACCCTAATAAGTACGTTGACGCTGGCGATCTGATTAGCACCAAGGAAAACGGAGAGTCCTCACTTCTTGAGGTAAAACACATAAACACAGATTTCACATGCCTTGAGGACTGGCCTCACAAGGATATGATCGTGTCAAACGTCAAGGCGGTTGACAGAAGGCAGGGGCAAGTGACGGCATATATAATGCTAAGTAAAGATGCCAACTATATCGCTATCCTGCCGGGTGAAACTAAAGGCAACTGGAAGAAGATAAAACGTTTTGCCAAAAATACGCAGATGGAAGAGGATTACTATGTGTGTGATCCCGCATTCTGCAAATTCGTGTTCATTGGAGAAAAAGAATGAAGCTGCTTGTCACAATGAACATGCCGAGCGCGCAAGAGTATCTCGTTCACCAAATGACGGTTGAGACTGACTGCGAGACTCTTGATAAGTTTATGACGCGATTGAATGAGGAAATCTTCGTCAAAGCGCGTCTTTACTATAAACGCAAAGATCACATGACGGGGGAGGTGGTATGGGAAGATAGAGGTGATATAGTCTTAAACACCGCGCATATCGGTAAAGTGCAAGTTTACTTTGAATACGGAAAGGAACAATGAAATGACTAATCATGCAGAAATCCTCACAAATGCTGTTCAAGCCTTGAAGGAACGTGGCCAGCAATACGGCTCTGTTGAATTGTGTTTTGACCGCGCGAGCAAGTTGGCAGCTATCCGACTTAACCGACCGGTCAGCATGTATGACGTTGCGATCATCATGTCGTGCGTGAAGCAAGCTAGGCAGACAGCAAATCCGACGCTTGTTGATTCATGGGTTGATGACGTAAACTACACTGCTATCGCGGGGCAGTTTGCTTCCGCACAGTTTGACAACATTGAGGATGACATCGCCGCTATGGCAAAGCGGTTTGCACCGAGACGGGAGAACATCAATGCGCAAGATAGTAGCCCTTACGGCGGCAATGGCTCTGACGGCAACAAGCCTGATACACCCGCTGGCGGCTGACGAATCAGCAGCGGATTTCTTCCGCAAGGACCGTGAATACTGGAGTAAGGGGCTTCGTGCCCCTGAAACTCCCTCTTGGGCTGGTACGCTAGACCTAAGCGCCATGGTCCCTGACCGCTTCAGGTGTCACGTCCTTGGCCCTAAGACCCGCCACGGGCGCGCTGTAGGCCCTCTACAGGTAATGCCTAAGAGCGCAGAGGCTTTTGGGATCAGCAGTTACGACCTTCACCGTGACTGTAAGGCTCAGATCACGGCTGGCATCCTCCATATGGAGAAGTGCATCAGCGTAGGGGCGCAGACTTACAACCAGCTTGCAGCGTGTCACGTTGCTGGCTGGGGCGGCTGGAACAAGAAACTCAACCGGAAGGCCCAAGCCTACCGCGCCAAATATGTGCGTATGGCTCAGGCGTCCAAGGTGCCATCATGGGCAGGGACATTATACACATGGTAGAGGCTATGATGTTTATGGGGGCCGTCATGCTTGCTTGCGTGACGGTCCTCGTGATCGGGCTTACAGGACTACTAATCCTGATGGGCTGGAACTTAACAATAGAGTTGTGGGGCAAGCTAAGATACAAATAGGTGCTGATATGGATTCAACTCCTCATCATAACGAGAAGACAATAGAGACCGTCATTCGTATGTGGAAGGACCACAAGACTGGCACTCAAATAGCCGTCAAACTGGATATGACTCGCAGTGCAGTGATGGGACTTGTTAGCCGTCTCCGCGCCAAGGGCTTCCTTGAGTACCGCGATCCTGCGGCGAAAAAGAACGCTACGGCAGATGAGAAGCGCAATAAGCTGCGCAATCCTTATGTGCCTAGCCACAGACGGCAAAGACTACCGCCGCTGCCCCCGATCAAAGAAGACAGCGGTATTGTTAGGCTTTTTGATCTGAAGGCTTCATCATGCCGGTTTATCGTCAATGATAGCCCAAAGGCGGCTGATTTCTTGTTTTGCGGTCAACCCAAAAAGGTCGGCTCGTACTGCCAAGAGCATCATGACATCTGTTTCGTGAAGCCACAGCCGCGCAATAAGGGGGTAAGGCGTAAACCGTTCCAGCTAAACCCAAGATACGCGGAGAAAAAATGATACTCCAATTAAACCCTCCAATACCGCTTGATACACCAAAGGGCAAAGCTATCGCCCACTTCATGGTAGATTATGGGATAGAGCATCACTGGTTATGGGTATGCTTTCACGAGGACGGGGAGTGCTGGACATGGCAAAACACGGACATCAAGGCGAAAATCAGGTTGGCACTACAGCTTTGGCTGGCTGAGACGCCCGGATCTTGACGATAAGGATATGGGCCTTTGGGCCTATGAAGAGCCAAACGGCGATCATAGAATGTCATCTGACCCGCGCCATGAGCGCGCTGCTTATCTTGATTTATGGGAGGCTCCCGGTGGAGAGCAATATTTCGCCTTCAGTTGCGTGCCAAGAACCAAAGCCTAAGTCTTTCCATGACATAAAACGCGAGGTTTGCCATAAGCACGGCATCACCTTGTCTGATTTAGACGGCGACAGAAAGTTCAAAAAGTTCGTGGAAGCGCGCGGCGAGGCATGGTGGCGCGGGCGTCATGAATTGAAAAAGGGCTATTTGTGGCTTGCGTTCTACAGCGGACAGAAGGATCATACGACTGTGATTCATGGCATTAAGCGCCATGAAAAGAAGATTTCACTAGCTTCGCAAAACGCGAAGGACGATTCCAAGAGGGAAGCGTCTAACCTGAGCCAATGACTTGTCTCTGGGTTTTCAAGAAAACTGTCACAGCGTCGGATCGTAACGCTTACTGCCCCGGCTCCAGTTTTGCGTGCCGGGGCATTTTTATGTCAGGGCAGTTTTGCCTTAAGAGCTTCCACTTCAACTGACAATTCTTTGACAGCATTGATAAGCGCAAAAACCAAAGGCGTAGTGTTAACGCTCAAAAGGTCTGTGACGGCCCCGGTTTCCTTGTCACTATATTGCCAAGTGTCCACCATCTGCGCGAATGGCGTGTTTTGCACCTCTTGAGCAATAAGACCGACGTTTATCTTACCGTCATTCACAGTCCCATACTGACCATTAAATTGGTATGTGACAGTGCGGATTTGCTTCAATTCTGCAAGACCGTGCCCATAATCAGACACGTTTTTCTTGATCCGAGAATCTGAAACATTAGTCCAAGCAGTCGTGCCAAATGCTTGTGGCGTGATGCCGGATTGAACGCGGAAATAAGTGCTGGAGGTGGCAAAGTTAGGAGCGCCAGCGGCATAATGCTCCATGCCTGAAGCTGTGCCAAAAATGCTTGAACTAGCTGTCACGTTAAAGTTGCAAATTCCACCAGCAAATCCAATCGCGTCAAATGCGGCAGACGCACTAACTCTAACAGAGTTAAAGGTACCCCTTCCTGTAGTCGTGACGCTTGAAAAAGAAGCTGCGCTTGTGGTCCCCACGCCAAGAGCGGTTGCAGCAGCGGCGGCGCTAGTAGCCCCCGTTCCGCCGTTGGCGAGGGCAACGACACCGGTCACATTGGCTGCGCTACCAAGAATATTGCCGCTGACATCTGAGCCAAGAACGGTGGCGCTCGCAGTCATTGCGCCTGTGCCATTGGCTTTCAAATAACCAGTCAAAGTTCCAGCCACGCCCGTGCCGCCATTAGCGGCGTTTAAGACCCCGGCAAGGGTAAAAGTTCCAGAGGTCGTGATTGGATTGGAGCCACTGACCGTAAGGCCAATCGTTCCGGTCGAGAAGCCAACCGACGTGACGGTGCCGGTCCCGCCCCCGCCAGTAGGCGCTTGAGAGGTCCATGTCGTGCCTGTACTGGTTAGGACATTGCCGCTCGTACCCGGCGCAATAAATCCAACAGCGCTCGTTCCGTTGCCGACCAGTACGTTATTGGCCGTCAGCGTGCTTGCGCCCGTGCCACCGTTAGCGACCGATACGGGAATACCCAAGGTAATTGTGCTACCTGAAACCGTGATGGCTGCATTGCCAGAGGCAAGTCGCACGTCATCGGCAAAGGCCATGTTCGTTCCATCGGAATACACGAACGAACGCCGACCTTGAGGCAGAATAATCCCAGAACCTCCGGGGGCCTCCGTGTACATAGTCACGGTAAAGGAGCCGGTCGTGTTGTTGTACACAACCCAGCTACCACCGACCGCTTCAGACGCGCTAAGGCGCTTCAACGGCACGAATATCTGTACGTTGCCGGTCAGCGTGCCAGTTAGAACGATTTGCTGGTTCTGCGCCTCTGGACGAGTGAGGTTAATGTCTAGGTTGGAGAGCGATTTACCAACAGAAGAGCCAAAAGCTCTGTCAATGATGTCCCAGTCAGCGTTAACAGGCACGTTCCACGTATTGGGGTAATCGCCGTTTGCGGGCTTCTCAATGTCCTTATTGCCGGTGAAGCTGGAAGTCATGTCATTACCCTCAGATGTGCCTGTTTGCGATCTCTAGCGCCTTGGCGATATGCTCATCCGGCGCATTGAGAAGCGGTTTTGTGCTTTCACTGTGCTTATTCTTAGCCCGTTCCGCCATGGCTACAAGCCTGTCAGCGTGTGCTTCAGAGTTCATGACCTTGCCGCCTGTGGCGCGGCCCATCCGGTCAGGTGGCATCCCGTACCCGGTTTCCTTCTCTTCAGGATACATGCCGGGGATGTTTCTGACAGGAGCAGGAATAACCACTTCAGGACGAAGTATGGGAGCGCCAGCCCTCTCCGCGCCAATCTGCATTGACCTAGCCAGACCGCGAACGCCGGAGCCAAGGCTTTCAGCCGCAATTGAGCCCATGATGGAGCCGGGGATGCCGTGGAAAGACCCCGCGATGCCACCAACCACAGCCGGGGCAACGCGCTTTGCTGCCTTAACAAACAGGCCCTCTTTCTCATCGTCAGATATTTTGCGGGCATTGATGATCTTGGTCGCCTCTGAAAGACGGCGCATCTGACTGATCTCAGCCGGCGTGAACACCTTCTTGGCAAGGGAGATGTTATCCGGCGCAAGGAAATCATCAATCTTTTTGGGCAGCCCAGTTAAATTATTTTGGAAGTCAAAAGCATAGTTCTTGATGTAACGGTCAACCGCTTCCATGCCGGGAGAACCCCTGCCAAGGGCGGATTCCAGCTTATCATAGACTTGCGTGCCCATTCTGCCTTTAAGCAAATTGGAGTTAATAACCGCTTGAGCGCTCTCAGCGGCAGCCGCATCTGGGAAGGCCGTCATCCCGCCATCAGGCTCTTTAAACTTTTCAAAAGCCTTGCGGAACACCTGATTGGCGGCGTCTTTCCCGTAGAACGTCTGGCGGTAAATAGACCACAAGTCGCGGGACCTTTGCATATCCGCAATGACTTGCGCGCCGTTGCCGTAGAACAAGTTGTTCTTCACACCCTCGTCTATGGAACTCATAAAGCCCTTTTTCATAGCCTGAATGGCGACACGATCCTCGCCGGAGGCTTTAGCCCAAAGGGTATTAAGACCTTTATTGACCTCATCAAGATTGCGCATATTGATGGGCTGATTAAGCGGCATACTTCCCGCACCAACTTCGTCCAATAACCTCAATGCTTGCGGTGCATAAGTGTACTGAGGAAGCCGCGTAAAATCTGTTGGCAGATTGCGCGCATTAAGTTCTTTGCGCACAGACGGAGCGACAAGATCAGTGAAATCTTCCGCGAAATGACCGGGATGAGAGAATGTCTTATCATACTGAGCTTTTGCCATACTGTAGTAGTCGCGCTCAGTTTGATAAAGCTCTCTAGCTACAGCCGATTCAGCAGGGCGCGGGCCAGCCATGGCTTGACCAGTGGCAGCAATCTTCTCACGCGCTGCCATGGCAGCTTCTTCAGCAGCAGGAGCAGCCGCTTCAGGAGCGCGCTTGCCTGTAACCATGCTGCGAGAAGGATCAATTCCCTCAGATTTAAGAAGGGCTTCGCGTGCAGCCGCGACAGATATGCCCTTTTGGCCCATAATTTCTTCAAGCTGGGGACGGATACGCTGGATATCATCGGGACTGAGCCGGCTACCAAACGCCTCCTCAATAACCCTATTTGCCTGCGGCGTTAGATTCCCCGCCTCATCAACGACGGGCGGTTTCTTGGCAAAGCGACCGGCAATGCCACCAATGGCGGGGCCAAGTACCGCACCAGCACCCGCACCAATGGCGGCATCCCGTGCAGCCTTCTTCAGCGCCTCCTCATCCGTAGAGAAAGGACCGCCGCTTTCAACATAAGAACCCGCGCCAGAAAGAAGTGCGCCGGTCGTTGACGCCTCAGCCGCGCGCCCAGCAAGCTCTCCCGCACGCGGAGCAACCGCAGCCTTAGCCACCTGACCCGCTCGCGCCAAAGGACCCAAAGGCACGGCAAGACCACCAACGAAGCCGGTAGCGGTTCCTACCTTGGAGGCAGTGGGGCTACGTCTGGCGAGGGCTTCCTCATAAGCCTTCTGCTCCTTATAGACCTCCTCATAAGGGCGACCCGTAGAGGCTTTAGTCGCAAGGGCCGCAACATGGGACGGCACGTTAAACAGAGCAGTGTTTAGGGCGCTATATGTGCCGGCCTTTACAGATTCCGGCACAATTCCTTCCGCAGCCTTTACCTTGGCCTCGTCATCAAGAGCCTGTCGCTCGCCAGACGTGATCCTTGGTGCGGAGCGCTGTTCAGGCACGCCAATACCAAGGTCAGCATCAGACAGAAGGGTTGGCTGACCAATGCCAAGATCGGCGTCGGAAAGAAGCCCGTTGCTCATTGTCCCACCTTCTGCCAACCGGTGCCCATCCAGCGATATTCACCCTTGCCGGGAACAGTATAGACCTTGCCTGATTCGCGCTGATTCTCCGGCGGAATGGCGGTTGCCGTAGTTTCCTGATCCCGATCAGCCGGCGCAGAATAGCGACCAAAGTTATATGTCCGTGACAGGCTATCCAAGTCACGCCTCTCAACACCTTTCCCAATCGGGATTTCCTCAAAAGCTCTGCCAATGAACTTTTTCTCAGTATTCCCGGTCGCCTTGTCATAGTCAGAGATAAAGTCCTCCGGCGCAGTCCCACGACCACGCTTAATGTAATCTCTGTCACGAGCGTTAATGTAATCCATTTCACCAATGGCACGCCCGATGAGCGCATACGCCGCACCCGCACCAAGTGACGGGTTAGGAACGGTCTGAACAGCCTCCGTAAGAGCGGCCTTGGGCGAACGAGACAAGTTCTGATCGCCAACGACACTGAAAGCTTGAGAAGTTGCAATCTTAAGAGCTTGGTCATAGCTTGAGGTGTTAAAGCTCTCAGGCAACTTAATGCCAAATTGGTCAGCCCAAGAGGCAAGTTCTGCCTTCATGGCTTCTGCACGGCTCGGCTGGAACTCACCGTAAATCTGCGCCAAACGGGTCAGCGCGCCTCGGGACTGCGAGTAGTTTTGCAGTCGCGTGTTGATCTGACCGCGATATTCTTCTCCGCGCTGCGTGGACGCCTTCTGGATTTCCAGATTGTCCTTGTACTGCTTGTCCGTGGCCTCCAGAATATACTTCTCACGGCGGTCACGAGCGTCTTTCATCAGCGCCATACTGCGCTGGGCTTCCTGCTCATTGCCCTGCTTCTGGGCGTTGAGCATCTCAATTCTGTACGCTTCTTCTTCTTGACGAAGTTTGGCGGGATCACGAGGGCCGGTCAGACCAAACTTTTCAGGATTCTGTTCAGCATAAACAGCCAGTTCACCCTGAGACATCCTGAAGATGTCAACGGGCTTCTTGTCTTCAGGCTTAGGGGGCTCGCCGGGCTTAGGAGCCTCAGCTCCCGGAGCAACAGGAGCAACACCCGGAGCAGCTTGCGGCTGCTGACCTCCAGCGCCGATGGCAGGGATAGCGCCTACGGCAGAGGGAGCGCCCGGAGCAGTCGCGGTCGTATCAATGCCAAGGATGGCAGGAGAGACACCGATGCCCGTGGCAATTTTGGAAACGGCAGAATTGAACTGTTCAGGAGTAAGCGTTTGACCGCTGCTCTTGTTAAAATAAACAGTTTTCCCGCC